TGTTAGTAGGAACTCTCTTGTTTTCACGCAAAAAGGTGTTGCCATGTTCCCAGAACACGTCTTTTATGACAAAGGAAAACCTTCTCTTGAGAAATTTTCAAGTGTTCAAGTTCACACAGAGCTACATGATGGCCCTAATGGACATATGGATTTCTATGCGGATTCTGCCAATTGCGTACCTTTCTGTAATGGTGCAGATCTAGTGTTGTGCAACGTTGAACGTTGCCCCGATGCATTTGATTTTTATAAGTGGTTTCCCACCACATTGCCTAAGGGTTCTTCTATGGCTGTTCTTGCAGGTAGACGGTTTAATGAGTTTTTCTCTGAACCTATCAATGTCACCTACAAGACTACTGGACACAAGTTTAATTCTCAGATGGACGGCGGCGAGTATGATCATGCCACCGACTATGACGGATTGTGCATGACACCTGTCATTGTTGATGGGAAATCCCCCTGTGTAGTAGGACTCCATATTGCTAGTGACCTTGTCAAAAAAGGCGCTATGGTTACAGTTACTCAAGGTACATACAAACAAACTCTTGATGAGCTTCGTGCTCTTCCAGGAGTGCTTGTCGCCTCTAGAGGTGAAATGATACCAAACTGTTCTTATGGAATTCCCATCCTATGTGGACCTACGCACCCAAAGAGTAACTTCATTGGATTAGATCATAATGCAAAATGTACAGTGCATGGTAGTGTGCGTCTCCGTCGTGAGTCGCGTTCCACTGTGTCAACTTCCTGCATTTCTGATTTTGTCACTGAAGCAACTGGTGTTGAGAACCAATGGGGACCCCCTCAAATGATACCAAATTGGGCAGCCTACAATGCTACTCTTGTACATTTATTGGACCCATGCCTGGACTTTCCTCCTGAGGCAGTGCAACGCGCACGTGGGGATTTTCTGCGTCCGCTTCTTCCTTTGGTTAAAGCTTATGCGGAATCTAATGTTCTCCGACCTTTGGTTGGTAAAGAAATTGTGCTCGGTGTTCCTGGTGAACCCCGAATCAATCCTCTTGATATGAACACAAGTTTGGGCTTCCCCTTGTCTGGCCCCAAGAAAAGGGAATTCGAGGAGATTCGCGTCGGCGAAGACCTCGTGGATCGTATTCCTAGTGAACGTATCCAAAACGAAGTTAAGCGATTGACTGCTTGTTGGGAGAAAGGCGAACGTGCCTACCCAATTGTTTCCGCTTGTCTTAAAGATGAACCCACTCCTGTCGTAAAAAGCAAGGTTCGTGTGTTCTTCATCGCTCCCGTTGCTCTTAGTTTGAGTATTCGGAAGTATTTCTTGCCCATTTTGGGATTCTTGTCCGCGCACAAGGAGCTCAGTGAGCAAGCAGTTGGTACCAACTGTTTTGGTCCAGGTTGGGACGAGCTAATGACTCATGTTGAAACCTTTTCCGACGACGATCTTTTTGTCGGATGGGATTATAGTAAATATGATACTCGGCTTAGTTCCCAACTAACAACTGCCTCTTGGCTTACGCTCATCAATATAGCGGAAGCCAGCGGCACCTATTCTTCCTATGACCTATCGATCATGAAGGCCATGGTGACTGATATAGTCCACCCTGTAATCGACTATAATGGTACACTTGTGTCGTTCACTTCAGTGAACACATCAGGACACAATTGTACCGTCGATATCAATGGGTTGGGCAATAGTATTCTCAATCGTTTGGCTTTTGATAATATCATTGGCTTGGAATATGTATTCCGAGACAGTGTTGCAATCATGACCTACGGTGACGATCTTGCTGGGAGCGTGCACCATGACGCCCGTGAATTTAATTTCCGGACTGTCAAGGAGTTTTTCGCTTCTCATGGTATCAAGATAACTTTGCCTGATAAGAGTGATGTCGTTTGTGACTTCATCCCTCGTAAGGACCTTGATTTCCTCAAACGAACTAGTAATTATATCCCCGAGATTGATACTAGACTCGGCAAATTGGTTGAGGATTCTATCTTCAAGTCACTTCATTCAAATCTTGAATCGAAAGTTGCTACCAGAAGAGAAGTTTCTGCCAGCGCTATTGTTGGTGCGATGCATGAGTGGTTTGCCCATGGTAGATCCGTTTTTGAAATGCGTCAGCAACAAATGCGCACTGTTTGCGAGCGCGCTGACATGAAACTCAACGCAGTGGAAATTACCTTCGACGAACGAGCTGCCCACTGGCTCGAGAATTATCGTTAAGAAGTTTTTGTAAATGTAGAACTAGACAATTGTAAAATAATATGTGAAATATATGTTGTATTCTATAACCCTCCTTTTAATACTTTAGCGTACTTGGACCCGCAAGAAAATAGATCCATACCTTGTGATGCAGCGAACATCGAAAAATCGTTAGTACTAGATAGTACGACCCTAGTTCCTAACTCGGGTGAGCTTGCCTCTTCTACGCAAGCCGAAACTGTTGGATTCATGGATGAAACCGCTGGCTTTATATCCTCTCTATCTGGAAGGACTGATACACTCCGTGATTCAACACACATCGATGACACTAGTCTGGGTGATTTCTTATCCCGCCCTGTGCTACTTAAGCACTACGATGTGCCTGTCGGTATTAATTTGAACGAAGTCATTTTCCCTTGGGATCTGTTCTTCAGTTCCACTTATACTGTCAGAAGAATGTCAAATTTCAAGTTGTTGCAGGCCAAACTCCATTTGAAATTTGTCATTAATGGTAGTCCGTTTCATTATGGACGCGTCCTCTGCTCTTACAATCCTATGGCGGGCCAGGATGAACTTACTTATAATTCAGGGTCTGTTGACGATTTTGTCGCACTTAGTCAACGTCCCCATGTTTATCTTAACCCCTGCGATAATAAGGGTGGTGAGATCGTTTGCCCTTTCTTTTGGAATAAAAATTCCATTGACATAAGTAGTCTCGACGATTTTATTGACATGGGTGGTCTTTCCATTCGAACTCTTGTGCCTTTTAAGCATGCCAATGGTGCTGTTGACCCAGTTACCCTGAGCGTGTATGCTTGGGCCTCAGATGTCAAGTTGGATGTTCCTACTGCTCACCTGCCTATCCACGTCGAACCTTACGGTGTATCTAG